AGAACCCTGCTGCTTTTTAACTTCTGCCTTTAGCTCAGACTTTACCCCTAATTTAACAGACTGATTGCCGTTATCATCAAGAATAGGCTCTCCATCGCCATCAACCTCGTTGACATCGGTCATGCTTCTAGCTGTCTTGGAGATCGTCACACCGTCAGCTTCATAGCCCCATGTGTATAGACGACTATCCGGCGGCGTCTCTGGTGTAACCTCAGTTAGACCAGCAGCAGCTTTGTCGCTAGGCGACCAGATGTGCCAGTTCTTAGGGTGCGTGATGCCATCGTCATTGATCCACGGTTTATGCTCGCGGATGGTTTTACTGCCGTATTTCCACATAATCTTATCCTTATCTTGCTGTCGCTGGTGCTGCGCCGTCACCGCCAAAGGGGTTCTCTGCGAAGGCCATGTATATGTATGTACTGCCGGACGCATTCATGCCGCCGTTAGCTTGTCGCAACTTAAATCCATCGCTCAAAAAATCTAAATTGTTGTCACCTGTCAAAATGCTTTCGGCACCGCTAGAGTTCGCCTCAAGTTTATGATTAGCAACATTGAATGGATCACGCTGCGTGTCGTACATCTGCCATTCTTGGGTAGCGTTAGTTCTTTTTAGTAGGACAAAAGCGGGTTTGAATCCGGTAGATACAAAAGTACCATCTGTCGATCCATTGCCCGTGTAACCCCCGAAGCTGCTATAGCCTTCGACTTCAGCAAAGCAGTAGGCTACGTGTACCGCTGAAGCCTTGTTAACACCGTCTGTTGTGCCAATAGAAAATACGCTGCTGGTTGGGGTGGTATTTTGGAAAACTGCTTGCGTTGCTTTTGCATTTGTTAAATTTAAGTACAGATTGCCGTCATTTCCAACAGCCTCATGGTATACAATCCAGCTTTCAGTATTGGTTGTGTCTTTAATCAAAATCATCTTAGGCACTGCGCCCAGCCCATGACCTACCGTGGCGTTCGATTTTGTGCCTGTATATGTGTTGATGCTAAAGCCAGCCGTTTGGTTAACTGAAGTTGTCGTTGTATTAATTGATCCGTCAGTATTGCTGCTGCCAGCGCCGCCTTGAGTTTTCCACTGCCACGCGACATACGTCCTACCTGAGCCGTTATAGTTAGGGTCCGTAGTGTCGAGGTCAAAGCCGTCTGCCTCAAACGTAAGCTGCGCGGTGCCATCTACATCTGCCGGATCAGCTTTATTGGAATAAATCCGTGAGGTGGTCCCTCTAGCTACATCCCACATCACATGATTGTCGCCGTTTGATCTGGGGGCAAGCCACAAAAAATCTGGTTGAAAATCTCCTGCGTTCGCATCATTAGTGATGGCGTGTCCGCTGCTACCGTTGCCTGTGTAAAGTTGAGTGTGAAAATACTTTGAACCATCTGTGATCGATGGTTCGGGGAGGTTCGCGGTGTTGAGTGCGTTGAAGCCGGTGGGCGGGGTGTACTCAAAACCAGACTGTCCGAAATTAAAAACAGTAACGCCCGTCTGAGCTTGAGAGTCAGCAGGAACATATTTCCCCGCTTCTTGTGAGATACTGCTGTATGCGACTCCCTGCGTTGAGTTGTTTTTAAAAAATGTTATTTCGCCATCATCGCTATTCCATGCAACGCCAATAATATCGCCGGAAGTAAATGTTGCTCCATACGAGGCCGATGTCCCACCGCTTACTTTAGCCGCGCTGCTTCGATAAATAAAATCACCTGCGCGACTACCAATTTCAGCGCCAGCAGCCGGAAGCTGGGGGTTATTAAGTATATTAGCTACACCTATGGCCTCGTTGTTTCCGCCCGTTGCAGCCGCCGTAACTTCCCAGTACCACTTGCCAGTGGTGGGCAGCGTAAAAGACGCACCTACACTGCCATGTGCCGCTGTGCTTCCTCGTGTGTAGTCGAGATTTCCGTTAGAAATTGTTCCTGACGGGACAGGAATCAATGGAGTCAACGTTGCATAGTTCTCAGTCGGAGTGTCTGTGACCTGATCGTCAGCGGCAAGGCCAGATGAGGTAAAGTCGTTACCGTTGCCGCTCTCATCGTCTCCAAGATCAGAACTATCCCTGCCGTCAATAAAGAAACCATTAGTGCCATAAGCACCGCTGTACTTCTTTGGAATCCATACGCCATCGTCGTTGGTCTCGCCAAAACTAGAAGCAGCTAACTGTGTACCGTCAACAAGCTGAATTTCAGCTACATACGCATCAAGATAATTACTACCTTCTTTACCGATATTTTGCGCTGTATTATCATTAACATCAAAAGTAAAATCTTGAGCAACAGTAGGACCAGAAACAAAACTAGTAACCTGAGAACCGTTAATATACAGTTTAACTCTGTCCCCAGCCGTTGAATCAGTTGTATCTACCGCAAGAACAATATGCTGCCATGCTGTGGTGTCACGAAATACCTGAGTAGTTTGAAAAATTACACTGCCATCTATTAAATATAAATTGTCGTTAGAGTCTGACCACCCAAACTCTGTACTATTAGCTTGAAGTATCCTGTATCCAGCACCTGTAGCACTTGCTAAGGTGTTAACCTTCCACCAGAAACTAAATGTCCAAGTCTTACGATTTGAAGAGCTTCCCGGTGTTCGAGTTAGATACGCGCTGTCGTTATCATTAAATCGGATCGACTGCTCAATCTCGTAGGATGCCCCAGCGTTAGCCAGCCATTGTGAGCCAAACATAGTCATTAGCCGAACGCCAACTGCGGTGCGCCGAGTTGAATACTGCCGGACGCTTTTACAAAGTAGGGCACAACATCAACCGCACTAGCGGCGGTGCTTAGTGTAATTCCTCCAGAAGCGGGGCTTTCGTAGTCCGTTCCAAGGCTAAGAGTTCTCGAACCCGTTCCGTCTTGGATGAACACGAACACGCCAGCCTGACCCACTGATTCCGTGCTTGGGTTAGCCAAGGTCACGTTACCCGTAAGAGTAAGCACAAAGTTCTGATGAGCAGAGAAGTCAATCGTTACACTGCCCGTGTTTGACGTATCCGTATCCGTCTCTGCAAGAATAATCGTGCCACCGTTAAGCTGCCCAGCGACCGTTACATTCGTAGTGCCTGTCGGAATCTCGATGACATCTGCATCGGCATCGTTCTTGATTGTGACATCGTTGGTCGAACCTTGGCCCGTAAGAATCAAGCCCTCCGCTGCTGTATAGCCCATTGCAGCGTTATCACCGGCAGAGGTGTCACCGTCAGCGTTTACTGTAGCGGCAGTTACGTCGCCCACAATATCAACGTCAGTGCCACCAGTAGCAACGGATAAAACCGTTGCATCAGCATCGTTAACAATCGTAACGTCATTGGTCGAGCCTTGTCCCGTTAAGATAAGGCCTAGAGCAGCCGTGTAACCTATAGCTGCGTTGTCTCCGGCAGAAGTATCCCCCGCTGGTTCGACAGTACCTGTAGCAATTAAGTTACCCCCCGCCGAAACGTTTCCTACTACCGTGACATCTGTGCCTCCAGTAGGAATCTCCAAGACATCGGCGTCGGCATCGTTTTTAATCGTAACGTCATTGGTCGAACCTTGCCCAGTAAGGATAAGCCCTTCGGCAGAAGTATAACCTATTGCAGCCTTGTCGCTGGCTGCGGTATCCCCCAAAGCATTGAGCGTACCGCTTGCGGTAACGTCTCCGGACGCGGTTAACGTGGCAATTTGCAAGTCCGATAGCGCATTTACAACTGCCGCACCGGAACCCGCGCCATCCATATAGACAACCGCCGACTTTCCGTTGGCTACGGTTATATTTGCACCGGAACCCTGCGTCAGAATTACGGAATAGGGTCCGCTAGATCCAGAATCTGTGGTGGCGTTTATGATTATGAAGAAAGCGGACGTTGTATTTGGGGCTACCGTAACCGTGTTGTTCGCTCCAAGAGCCCCCGTAAACTTTATAACACGGTACATGCCGTCCTGAAGATTTTCGGTGCCTGAACCAGGAGAAGCTTCTCGAACAGTCAGTGTATGGGTAGATCCAGAAAGCCCCACTGCTTTATAGGAGGCAATGCGGTCCAGAATATCTATGTTGTGATTCGTGGTATCTCCCCAAGCTCCGGATTGTTCTCCGGAGCCTATCTTTTCGATACCAAAACTTGTTGTGTATGATGATGCCATAATACTATTCCTATGCCGCTATTTCCGTCCAATCAGGCGTTTGATCTGCGTCTATTTCTAAGAATCTTGAAGTTTGCGAGGTGTCTATAATAGTCCATATGTTTGGATTGCTTACAAGACCTTTGGCAGAAACTCCCTCAACGGTGAATGCAAAGTTAGTTTGGACAGAACCAACTTCACTAGCCGCAGAAACTCCAGTAACACTAAATACAGTTGGAAGATCTACCGTAACCGAGCCAACCAAACTGGATGCAGAAACGCCTGCAACCGATAGGACAGCGTTTGCTACAAGAGTAGGTGATCCTACTGCACTAGCCGCAGAAACTCCAGTAACACTAACGCTAATCCCCCCAGAAGTAGTAACCGACCCTATTCCGCTGGCAGCAGATACGCCCGTAACCGCTACTACAGCCTTCCCAGAAGTAGTAACTGATCCTACTCCACTAGCTGCTGATACCCCCGTAACGCTTACAGTAACCGGAAGATTTACCGACCCTATTCCGCTGGCTGCGGAAACGCCCGTAACCGGTAGAATAGCGTTTGTTACAAGAGAGGGTGAACCTACTCCACTAGCCGCAGAAACGCCTGTGACACTTTGTGCTACGGGTACGATTACCGTAACAGACCCTAGCCCACTAGCCGCAGAAACGCCTGTGACACTAACACTAGTGGGAAGACTTATTGTAGCAGACCCTATTCCGCTGGCTGCGGAAACTCCCGTAACCGTTACTACAGCCTTTCCAGAAGTAGTAGCTGACCCTACCCCACTAGCAGCAGAAACACCTGTGACACTAACCACAACTCCCAGAGTAACTGAGCCAATCTCACTAGCCGCAGAAACCCCACTTGCCGTTACTACAGCCTTTCCAGAAGTAGTAACTGACCCTATTCCACTAACCGCAGAAACGCCGGTAACCGATAGAATAGAGTTTGTTACAAGGGTGGGTGACCCTATTCCGCTAGCGGCAGATACGCCCGTGACCGCTACTACAGCCTTTCCGGAAGTAGTAACTGACCCTACCCCACCAGCAGCAGATACGCCCGTGACCGCTACTACAGCCTTTCCGGAAGTAGTAACTGACCCTACTCCACCAGCAGCAGATACGCCCGTGACCGTTAGAATAGAGTTTGTTACAAGAGAGGGTGACCCTACTCCACCAGCGGCAGAAACGCCTGTGACACTAACACTAACCGGAAGACTTATAGTAACCGAGTCAACCGCACTGGCCGCAGAAACACCGGTAGCCTCAACGGGAATAGGACTATTCCACGCTCCAGCGTTCCAGGTGCTTCTATTCCAGCCAGTAATTAACGCCACTAGGCAATCCTGATTATCGCATTATTAGCGTCGTTTGCCGGATACTGAATCGTAAAGTCACCCGCACTGGACGACTTGTCTCCGCCAAAGTTAATTACTGCTACAGCAGGATCTGCCGCGTGATTTGTAGTAGAGCCTGTTCCAGCAGTGCCTAACGTGCTGTTATAGATCAAAGCGCCTCGCGCATCGCTGATGGTGGACGAAGAAAATGTCGTATCAGCAAAATCAACAAAAGCCGTAGGAACAGAACTACTGTTATCCCCAAGTCCAATGGTCACACTGCCAAGAGCGGCTCCCCCAGCGGAGTAATTTGTGCCAGAAACCTCATTGCTGGTTGTGTAGCCAGTAGTGTCCGCGTCGATGGACGAACTATTGGTAAACATAGCAACCTTAAAGGTGTCCGCTGAAATAGCACTAGATCCCGTTCTCGTGTGAGCGGTCAAAAAATGTATCCCGGCAAGTATTTCTCTTTTGAAAGTTCCGCACATTGCGGATGATCCAACAGCCATTTTATAGTCTCCTTATAATTTCAGCCAAGTCATCTTGACCTTGCTTCTTCATCAAAGCCCAAATTGTGGTTCGTTCGCTCTGGGCCATCCTATTCATATAAAAAATAAGAATTTCCTTCAACTTATCTCTATGTGCTATCGCTTGATCCCGTATAACCGGAGGAGCGTCATTAGACACAACCATGATCTTGTTCATAGCCATTTCAGCCATTTCTTCGGGAGAATGTCCTCTATCAGTTGTCGTAAACACCAAAGCGTCTGGTATCGCCGTATGACTTTCACTATCTAACATTAAGCAACGTCCCTCCTAACGCGGTCATATCTATACTGGTCTCTAGTCTGGAGACCCTCGCCCAGATTCTTGAGCCATTGCAAGGCTTCTTGAAATCTTGCGTTGTAAAGCTGCAATATATCCGCTTCACCTTTCATAAATGTGTAGGCTTCCACCAAACTACCGTACAAGAGTGCTAGTTCCGCGTTGGTTCCTAGCCAGCTTGTTCCGTCAGCACTAGTTGTAATAGAGGTAGGCCGATAAAAATAATGAAGTTCTACCGAATAGTTACTATCGGGCGTAGGAGCCAATAAAAACGTATCTTCATTCCAATCCGCGTAATAAATAGGAGTTCCTGTAGTAGCAGGGTTTGGAGTGTAGTCTTGTAAAGACGTTACCTGTTTATAAAGAAGAAACTCTTTGTTTGAGGAATTGATAATACTAAGAGAGTTCTGAGACAAAAAATCGGTAGGTTTAGAAAGATACTGATTTCCAGAAGATGTAACGCCCTGCGAGTTTTTCCTAAAAACATCAAGCTGGCACTCTTTTAGAATACGTTCTTCTGAGTTAAGAATGAATCGAGGCAACTGACTCACGAATGTCGTCTCAGTGCTTTGAACGTAATCCTGTATCGCTGTTTTTAGCGTGGTAAATGTGTATGCCATCTAGAGTTCTCCGCTAGGTTATGTATCCATTACCCAAATCAACGACAGGCAACGCGGGTAGGGTTACGGGACCAGCAGAAGAAACTCCTCCTCCGCCACTTAAATTTCCAACGGTTGCTGTTCCGCTTGAGGCGGAAAATGTATAGAAATCAGCGTCGGGGTCACCGTCGCTGTCAGTCGGAACGGTTATGGAATATCCACTAGCAGATTCTATAACGGCTTCTGTAAACCCATCAAAGGCTTCAACGGATCTAAATCTAACTGTGTCTCCTGTAGACCTTCCATGGCCTGGTTCATTAACGGTTATAATTGCCGATCCGCTGGACCCAGATCTAAAGGCGTTTAGAGGTAGAACAGCAGCCACCTCCGGTTCTGTTCTTGCTGGCCGGCTCACACGCAAAGCTTCTGGATCCGCCCTAACTCTCTTTGGCGCTAGTTGAGGCTGTTTCGATTCATACTCGTCAGGTCCTACGAGCATTCCATTCCATTCTATAAGCATACGCCGAAGAGGGTATGCTCTACCGGAACGGTCGGATACTCCTTTTGCATATTTTCCTGAAGCGTATCGAGACATTTTAGATACTTAACGACGAGAAGCTGGGAACCAAACGAAGACCTGTTCTTTCGCTATCCTCTGACGCGGCTCTTTGAAACTCCTCATCATAAATAGCTTTCAAAAATTGGATTCTGTCCGGAGACCTTTTGATAGCAAGATAGTAGGATAACCCAGCTGTTAAGCACGGTAGAAAACGAAAAGGAATATCCGGATTGTTTACACCAGCATCGGCGTCTTGGATTCTTTTCACCCGATAATAAATTAACTGATCCGTGGAGTTTTCCGGAGACGGCCAAAGGCTAATTCTAGGAGTGATCTGACGGTCAATATAAAATTGAGATGGACGACCCTGTGTGGTTTTGTCAGGCGTATCTATGTAATCGCCTCTGCTTATTCTACTAATTCCTATATCAGATCCGCTTCGTCGTACCACAGCCTCGAGAATGTCAACCGTAGCCTGCACATCAGCTAAACTGGGATCAGCCGAGATAGTTGTAGAAACGCCAGACTCATCGCTTGCTGCGCTTGTAATGGTCTCTCCGGCAGTGAATGAGCCAGATGGAATAGTGATTGTTATGGTAGTAGAACTAGGCTTTGATATAACTTGAGCCGTTGTTCCGCTAGCTGATCCGGTTATGGTTCTTCCGACAAGAAGATTTGTTGAAGACCCAACCGTAGCCGTTATTACTCCCAGAGGATATGTGGCTACGGAAGAGCTCGTAGAGTATTGAGCAAGGGACTGCGTGATCTCTTCAACAGTCCATAAATTAAGACCTCTATTTGCCCACTCTGCGAATAAAAGGTTTAAAGATCGACGCGCTGTCTTAGCGTCATACCCTGTTCTGAACTCTAGACCACAACGTTCAAAGGCCTCTTCGGTTATCTCGGCCATGTCTAGGTTAAAATCAACCGAACCAGAAGTTGCCATAATTAATTCCTATCCAAAAAGAGCCAACCGTACACCAACAGCTAGTTGACCTAGTATCAAAATACCTACACCCCACAGAATCCTGGTAATGAGGTCAAGAGACTTCTGAACGTGATGAAGATCATTCGTCTTTATGATATGTATCCTCTCCGAGAGGAGCTTTATATCCCCCTGTATCTTGACAAGCTCTAGCTCATTCTTTCTGTCAAGATTATCAGACATAGCACTTAGTACTGCTTCAAGCAGTGTAGAACAATCGAGTACGTGTCCCCGGCTGTGTGTCCTACCGTAGTAAGTTGAATGTCTCCTGTATTGCCGCCAGCGGCTGCAACATTAGGAAGACCGCTCATGTCTGAATAATCCAAGGTGTCCGAATAATCTGCGGGAAGTTGCGCTGCGATAACATCCGTAGTCGCATCCCAAAGAAGTTTTACTCCCATACCCACATTGGCGAAAGTTATCTTTTCAATACGAACTTTCGTGCAAGATGTTCCATCTTGCAGCGAAGAAAGAGCAGAAACATCTATTTTAGTAACCGCAGCTTCGCCGTTTCCGTCACTAGTGTTCGTGAGATAAAAGATCGCTCTTTTAGGGCCGTCTTCAACTGTGGTAACCGTTACAGCATCAGCCATATCTGGATTCTCCTACGTAAGTAAAAGGCAGGGAGAATAACTCCCTGCCTAAACCGTCAGCCATTATCAAAATCAACATTCATACCAGTAATACGAATCCAAATTTTACCCGCTGTATACGCAGCGTCTGTTACAGCACCTTGAGTGAGGTACACGAACTTCTTAGACAAGGCGGCCATAATAGCACCAGAATCAACAGCGTTATAGTAACCTAGAGTCAAGTCACCGTTGTTCATCATTACAGTTGATGCCGAAACCGCAGCACCAGAAGCAGTAGTTCCTGTAGCAGAAATAACCAAGTTAATGTCTGGGTCACCACCAGTTGGTACTTCTACGCAACCAAACTCAAGAAGAATAGGAATACCATTAACTTCTTTAGTAAGCTCTGCAATGTAAGCGTTTGCATCCGTGCCATTACCAATAATTCTATCAACCGTTCCAGAACCATCAAAGCCACCATGAAGGTCAATGAGGATTGAAGTTACAATGGTTCCACCAACCTTATTTACAAAAGTGTTGATGGCTGCGTCTGGAATACCAGAACCATGAGCATTAGGGGTAATACCAAAAATGGTAGCACCAGTATCCAAACTAGCGTTATTGGCACCGGCAGCAGTCGCCGTTCCTGAAAAACCATTCGTATCAACAACATTGTTGATCCCAGAAGTGGCAACTGTCTGAAGCTCAAACTGCTTCTGCGTTACCGTTCCAGTAGTGGCATTTGTTGTAATCTGTTGAAA